TATCGCCATATGAAAGATAGTCGCCTGCAGTAGTGGGGACAGCTTTTGTCACTCCATACTTACGATAGCGGCCATCTGGATCAAGATATGTACCCATGTTATATACTCCTTAGCTAGGCACGACAGACGTGCTGGTGAGGACAGTGATCATGTTTTCAGGACGGTAGAGCTTGAAACCATATTCGGCGATAGTCAGATATTCAGTCTGTTGCAAGTCTTTATTGAACTCACTATAGACGGTAGGCATCTGACGGAATCCACCAATCCAGGGACACGTGTCACCGGGAGAAGCAGAGAAGAAGTAGTTAGCAACACCATTAGTAACTGCAACACTTGCAATCGTCTCACTAATGCCTGACGGCAAATAGTTAGACGTGAAGATGTCGAAGCCATAGATATTCATAACAAACTTGAAGCCAGACATAAGTCCTGAAGTCGTTAACTTACCCCAATCCGATTGTGGAGTGAGTAAGTTAGTGACGTTAGACTGCGTCTGAATAGTATAAGCAACAGAGGGATCAACCACTGCGCAAAGGTTATTCATTGGAACGTTAGCTTTAGTCAGAGCGTACTGAGCACGTGCGAAGTCTGCAAATGTCAGGGCCTGATTAGTTCCCGTACCAACCCAACGGTGATCTGCACCGTTGATAAGATTAACGTTGCTTGCTGTTTGTCCACTATTCGCGACTGCAAAGATGCGAGTCTCAACAGCTTCCATAAGAGCACGATGTTGACGAGGCACGAAGGCCGCGATCACATCTTGCGAATAGAAACTATCTCTCTTGAACTTCTCCGAGATTGCATTAGCAGAATATTTGTACTGGTCGAATGAGAACTGGAAGTTACCAGTGTCCATCTGATTGTACTTAACTGCCTGATTTTCATTGAAGTCAGCAGTTTCTGCCTCACCAATGCTCGGAATGTTAAGAGTATACCCATCTGGGAAGTCTTGAAGCGTACGGACAAACTTCATAGCATTCAAGTCATCTAGCAGCAATTCCTTGATCTGGCGTGACCAGAGTTGGGTGCGAACTAGGTTAACTTGGTTCATGTCGGTTAATGCCGCCATGGAAGTTCTCCTTTAATTAAGCATGAAAATCACCATCCTCAAAGGCAGAGCCTAGAGACTGATAATCATCATGCATTTGATTTGTGATTTTAGGAGAATAATAGAGCGTAGGATTTTCCTTCTTAATCTTTTGGTAATAAGACCACGTACGATTCTCAGTTCTCGGGGCGAAGTTGTCGCTTCGCTGACTGGAACGCGGGTGTGCCTGATAACCATCTTGCTGAACTTGCTGCTCAAAACCTAGTGTATTGAAGAATGCACTAGGAGATTTACGAGCAAGTGAGTTGATGTCTTCAGGGGTTAAATCTAAAGCTTTCATTTTCTCATTGAGAACATTCTGGTAATTAGCACCGAATGTTTTAGTTAAGCGATCCTGTACAACTTTAAAGTTATCACTCTGCTTACGAGAGAGTTCGTACTCTCTAATCTTCTGAGGGATAAGGGTTTCTAGTTCCTTGGGATCATAGGGCTTCAATTCGACATCCTTGGCTGGGGTTTTATCGCCACTCGTGTCTGGTTGCTTTCCGTTCTGAAGTCGGTCAATCAGTTCTTCCAGCTTAGCCTTTGCGACATTCTCTTCTCTAACTCTATGGAAGTCAGCTCGAAGTTCATCTTGCTGTCTCTTTAGAGTTTCGATAAAAGCGTCGGATTCTGCTTTACCTCTAGCAAGATCTTGTGGAGTCTTGAATTTCTTCCCGTCTCCAACTAGTTCTTGAAGGTAGTCTTTGTTGGCATCAATCGTATTTAGGTCTAGATTGTTACTATCTAATAGGTTTTCGGTCATTTACTATTAATATCCTTGCTCAGTTCTTACTGAGCTGCTGTTGGTCTAGGTCGACCAGAGTTGTTATCATTTGGATAGCTTTACGATATCCATTCTTATAAGCTTGTTTATGGGACCAGTTAGGACTATCAAAGGTCTTGATATCTGTTTCTGATCTATCTAGAGCTAATTCGTCTTGTAAGAGTATTGCTTTAATACGATCTAAGACTGGTTTAGCTGATTGTACAGATGAAGCAAAGCGAACTTTCTCTTCATTTGTAGGTAAGTGTTGTGTCCAGGCCGATATCATTGATTAAGTCCTGGTTGCTGCTGTGGGGTCCCTGAAGGTTGTTCTTGAGGTGGTCCTTGGGGTTGTCCACTTTGAGGAATATCAAAGTCTTCCCCCATACCAGTAGCTGTACCAGCTGCCATATGGACCTGTTCTTGAAGGGCCTGTGCTTGCTTCTGTCCTTCCGCTTGTTCAGCTAGAGCGATAAAGGGAACCATAACCCCGAAGTCTTCTAGGTTAAATGTATTCTCGTATATCCTAGCTAAAGCAATTCCAGAGAAGTGAGGTTGTACTGTCTGCCACATTGGCGACCCAGCGAGACCTGTAAGGTTCTGTATTAACTGAGCTTGTTCTGCGAAGTGTCTTGCAGCTACAGGCTTAATACGTCCTGCTCCTGTAATGTCTTCTGCAGTAAGAGCTTGGAAGGAAGTAACCTTGAATTCATTATCGAAGACAGGTATGCTTTCGACACCAGCCATATTTCTACGAGCTAGTTCTAGGGAAGCATTAAGGACTCTTTCTTCTTCCTGTTCTTCGAACTGTTTAATCTTATTTTGAAATAGTCTAGCAGATGCATTCTCTAAGCTTTGTACTTCGTACTTAGTCTTTTCACCAGGTGATCTGAAGCCCATGGCTTCTCTAGGAGCGCCTGCCATCTCTTCCATAGTCTTTTCTATGCGGTCTATTTCCATATTAGCATTAAGAGCTTGTACATCCGGGCAGACAAGTTCTACGTCACCTTCTTCAGAGACAAAGATCTTCTCTCCAGGCTGCCAAGTAAAATCTTCGACAAAGCCTTTGATCTTCTGAACAGGATACGTAACTAAGTCCCAAACATCGGACTTCATATTCTCAAGATGATCTAGACGATACTGTAGACCTACAAGATTATCTAAGGGACCCATACCCCAGAGATTGTCCTGCTTCTTTCTCCATGGCACGTGATATATGGGTGGGTAGCCAAAGTAAGAAGGATTGGGTTTGTTACCAATGAGCTTGTGCCGATCAACCACTGTAATAACTCTATTCTTCTCGAATGTATCATTGACGTAGTCATAGTAGTCACCATAGAAAGTTAGAACCTCACAGTAATCTGATTGTAAGTATGCTCTAAAGGAAGTAAAACCATCCATTGCATAGAGATGATCCCGTTGTATCCAATCTCCTTGAAACTCTCTGGCATGTAATCTAAGGTTCTTAAGATAATTAAACAGTTCTTCATACTCAGCTCTATTGTCATCGTTAGACATCCGTTGTAAAAGCTCACGAAGTTCTCCCATGGATATAACTGATTTAACAATCTTAGGCGTACTTAAGAAGTCTTCTGCAATAGGATTGAAGACAATGTCTAAAGGATTGATACGTCTGACCTGGGGTCCTACGTATCCTGATTGTGTCTTATCCTTCTGTTCTACTCTCTGATCAACCCATTCAACCGTAGCAAAACAATTACCAAAATCAATGTAATCCAGAATGATCTTGTCCATCTCATGCTTGAAAGCGGGCTGACTAATAACCCAAGACATGTAATTAGTAATAGCATCTCGTTTATCTTTGGAATTAGCATCCTCTTCGTTAGCTTCCCAAAGCAACCACTTACGTTGTGGGAACAGAGTAGCTGTGTAATTAGAATATAGATTATCTCTTATCTGACATAGCTTGGGAACAGTAGTTTTGTTCTTCCAAGGTAACTGGGCATTAGTAGTCTGAGTGGTATCTGTAGCATATACGTATCTACGAATTTCTTCCCAGTCAGTCTTCTTCATATTACGCATAGTGTCCCACTCGATCCACCTTTCGGTGATACGAGTAGCAAGTCTGTCTGGTTGGAGTACGTCGTTTAGCTCAAGAACTTTTCCTGTCAAATCACACCACCGAATTTAGCATTATATTGGAAGGCATTAGAGCTATCTTTCTTCATATTAAATAGGTTTGTAGGGGGTACTGCGAAATCGACAGCCGACGCGAGAGCGTCCTTGACGTCATCATGAGCAGGATTAGCTAAGGTTAATTCTTCTTCTAGAACTTGACAGTTACCACCTTGATAGTGATACATCTGTCCGTTAGAATACTTGGACTCTAGAGTTCCTAAGATCCGTTCTTCTTTAGAACCTTGCCATCTGGAGGGTCTGAACTCTTCTACAGAGAGAGACAAACCATGAGGGCGGATATAGTTTTCTTTAAGATCTTTAACGATAACAGCTTGAGCTACACTTACCTCAGCCCTTATCTTCCTAAAACCCCACTTCTCGTATAACTTAAGTATTCTCTTGAAGTACTCAGGGATTGAGTCGCTCTTGAAGCGATCTATCTCCAGAACATAATAGTTACGATCACCAGTAACGCCAACAACAACGATAGAAGTAGAATCACTCTTTCTCCCCATCGAGTAGGCAAAGTCGACAGCAGCCACGACATTGAGTCTGTTTCCTTTAAAGAACCATCTTCCATCCTTCTGAGTAAGATAGTTCTGGTCGTAGTATTGGAAAAAGTCCCGTTTAATTGGGGACGAATCGATGTCATGAGGATCGTTATAGTATTGGGCTCTAAAGTGTACCTTATTAAGGTATTGGGCCTTCTTCTTAGCCAGTTCTTTGCTATCGAAACCGAACCACTTACCATCTGGGTAAAGTGTACGCGGCCAGAGAAATTCTCCTGTACCGTCTCCGACGGTCTCGACAGGATATTCTTTAGTCTCGAATAATGACTCTGAACTAGAGACATTACCGATCTCATCATATTCTTCAATTTCCATTCCCATCAAATCGGAGTAGAGATCTAAGGGGTGATACCGAGTACCAACAACCCACTCTCTAGAATTCAGTGTTTCAATAGAAGCTAAATAACCGTATTGTTCTTTTGCTTTACTTCTAGTCTCATTTAGGTAAGCGTTAGAAGAGACGACTACGTCATCGAGAATAGCGATATCACAATGCATACCAACAATATTAGTGGTAAGTCCTGCAGTAAAGATAGAAGGGTCTCGTATGGCATCTGCTTTCCTCTGAGGATGATCTACTGAGATCTCTCTCTCAGTCCACTTCTCTCGCTTAGCTTCTTCCTTCTCGACCATCTCTGGCCAGTAGATACGATAGTTCTCGTGAGTAAGGATATCTTTAATAAACTTAAGTTGCTTAGTAGCCAGATTAGAAGTAGAAGAGATATATAGAATTCTTAGAGAAGGGTTCTTGGTTAGTTCCCAAGCTGCTCGATAGGCTATTAGAGCAGACTTCATATGGTCTCGTGGTAGGAGAAGCAGTTGGTGCTGCTTAGCATTAGAGCTTGTCCACCAGCTTATTACTTCTCTGTGGATACCTCCTAACCATCTTTTAGGGTGTATTAGTTTAATGAATTCTTCTAAGTTAGACTCTGCTAAGAGTTTTCTTTCTAACCTTCGCTGTTGTAGGTCTGACAGAGATTGTTTCTTGGTCAAGAAGGTTAGCCTTTTCTTTTACGTCTGATTGATATAACTCATTAGTAAGAAGCAATATTTTATCTAAGTGCTTATCTAAATCATCATATTTACGCTGAGCGCGTTTCTTATAAGTTATAACGGTAATTAACACAGGGACAGTAAGAATCATACTCAAAATATTAGTTACAGCATTAAATATTTGAATTGGTTGTAGACTTTCAAACATCTCTATCTCTCGCTGCGTTTCTTATTTTGATTTCCCACACAGCTTTATCTATAGAAGCAAAGCGAGTATCATCATGTCTTTCATGGTATTCTAATTTAGATATAATATTCTTTTCTAAGATTTGGACTTTATCATCAATGTTATCATGAACTTCGTTAAACTTCTTAGAAAACCACCAGGCAGCAACCCAACCCATTGTCACTAATCCTCCGACAACAGATAAAGCAAATGCTAATAGAGAGGTCCATTCAGAGGTAGATTGCATATTACAACTGATAGCCCCAAGCAGATACAGCAGTACTTCCGCCAGTACCCGCTGCCAAGGAAGTAATTACAATTGCTGTATTAACAGCACTGGCAGGAATAGGTGGGATGAAGTTCTGTTGTAAGACACCTGCTGCAGTTACAGACCCTACATTTTGAATGAAGTTTAGAGATCCAGTTACTGTACCTGAGATTGTTGCAGCACCTGCTATAGCAGCAGTAGCATCTGCAGTTATAGTAAACCCTGCTATATAGGTAGTTTTATTAGCTACTCCAGCTAGCGTAGCTACAGTAGATCCTGTAGTTCCTGTAGCAGAAGCTGTAATGGGAATTGCTCCAGATGGAAATCCTGTAGTTTGAACAGGTAAGAGATTACCTGCTCCATCTGACATACTTACGTAGAAAGAACCATCAGAGGCCATACCTGAGTTTAGTATTTGTTTAATAGCCATTGCGTATTATCCTTATTTCTTCTTGAAACCATTAGTGGCGTAATACGCCTTTACCTGAGCCTTAGTGAACTTTCGTCCACTAGGGCTTCGGTATTTACCCTTGTCTTTACCAGATACTATCTTGGTAAAAGGCATTCGTTATTTCTTCTTTTGCTTTAGCTGCTTACCAGCCTTGCGTTCTTTCTTTTCGAAAGACTTGGACTCTACCTTCTCTTCTTTAGCAGAACCCATCTTAAACTTACCCTTAGCCATTACGGAGCCGGGGTAGGCGCAGGAGTATTAGCTGCGATAGCTGCGGCAAGAACATCATCCTTGTTCTTAAGCTCAACAGCAAGATCACCTAACTTCTGAGGATCAGTACCAGCCGCTATAATACGAGAAGCAATACCATTGATTAGCGTAGTAGCTGAATCTAGGAGGTCAGAGTTAGCCTTGACCTGGGCTGTAAGGTTGTCGAGTTCTAGAGACATGTGTTTTAATTCCTTTTTAATATCTTTTAGTTGTTCATTGATTTTGTGTAACATTTACTTTAGTCCAGAACGTAGAGTTATCTAAAGGTACATTAGCTACATTTTCATTTTGAGTAGAGATATATATCTTACCATTAGAAGCTTTAACAGCTTCTCCTATAGTATATACCTTATCTCTATTGTATCTATCTACTTCTTTCATACTATTATAACTTAATAATTGATTTGGGTTTCTTGACTTCTTCAACTACTCTTGATAGAGTTGAATCAAATCCTAGTAAGACTTGTGTTAAGAGCTTCTGTTGTGCTAACATAGCCCCCATTAACATATCTAACTTCTGGTCTAGTGTTAGGGGTAGATCTTCTTCGGTCATAAGGTTAATATTCTCCTTGACACATATTATACAGCATAGTAAGATGGAAGTCAATTTATCTACAACTGGAGGTAAGATGAGAGTATTAGTATGTGGTTCTAGACACTTCAAAGATTCTGATTTTATGTATGAGGTTTTAAAGCCTTACCTTAAAACTGAGAATATATTTATTAATGGAGGAGCTAGAGGAGCTGACCTATTATCAGAAACTTGGACTATTCCTATGGGTATTAAGAACATTAGGTACCCTGCAGACTGGAATAAACATGGTAAGGCAGCAAGTCCTATTAGAAACAAACAAATGTTAGATGAAGGTAAGCCTGACCTAGTAGTAGCCTTTATGGCAGATGACTCTAGGGGTACTAAGAATATGGTAGACCAAGCTACTAAAGCTGGAGTAGAGGTAAGGGTAATAAATATATGAAAAAGGAAATAGTCAAAGTTCAGTTTGACACGTTATTCAAATTTCCTCCTAACGGAGCAGAACCTAAGAATAATTCTGTTATCACAGATTACTGCCGACAATTAATCAAAGAAGGAAAGCCCACTAACACTAGATTAGAAGTTTATAGAACTCGAGAAGAACCTGACGTGATTGTTAAAAATATTGGTAAGGGCGCTAAGATTACCTGCTTAGAAAATGAAAAGCATGGACCTATGTTCATTAAGTATAGAGAAAAGCCCCCTTCCATCTACCGTAAAACAGCCAGTAAAGATACGACTCACTAATCACCAGTGCGTTAAAAAAGAAAATAGGTAGAGAGGTAGCCAAATGAAATTTAAATCGCTGTACGATCAATTTATTTATGATTAGTTTTAGGCCTTTAACAGATGTGGAAAACCAAAGATATCAGGATTGGAGATCAAATCATCCCTGCATATCCCAGGTAGAGTTTAGGATAACTCCGGATTCTATCGACCAAGCAACTAGGGTTAGATGTTGGAAATGTGGAGAACAAATTGAACTTACGGATTTCGATGCAGGATAAAAATATGTCGAGATATTTTTTAGGTGTAGTTCATTGCGCCGATCGGTACCCCCGTACCCCTGGTATCCCGGTACCTAGGGGTCGTGATGGAAAGCATTCCAAAGAATAATAAGGCTCTAGTGCAGCAAGAGCATATATAATACTTAACATTAGTATGTCATAATATAATTAGTATGTAGGAATCCTTGAGTATACCTCTAAC